TTTGGTCTCTTGTTCATTTTAATCCTCCGCTACTAAATGTGCTTTTCCGATATACTCCATCTCTTCAAAGGAACAGCGAAAATGCGCCAATCCTTTTCCCGGTATTTTTACATATCCAACAGCACCAAATGATTTTGGTTCAGTCACTACCATCAAACATGCATGAAAAGTTTCATGAGGTCTTGATGAATTTATTTGGACTACATCACCTTTTTCTAATTTTCTTTTTTCCATTATCTTCTCCTTAAAAAAAAAGGTACAGGCGGATTCTGATTCCACTTGCTATCAGGAATATCCAAGTATGTCTGGAACCGTACCTCCAATTGAATCTTATTTAATTATATACTAAATATGAATATCATAAACATCCTGAAGAACTTTCTCTGCCAATCCCGTTTTTCCTGTATGTCCTTTCAGAATTTCTATCCGTTCTTCTTTTGAAGGACGATGTATTTCTCTTGGTTCTTCAACTTCTTTCATTGAACCCCAAGTTCCACACCATCCACACCTTCTTGGATTCCTTTGTGTTCTAACTTCATGGTCACATTCAGTACATATATATTTCATTCATATGCTCCAATTCTTTTGTACTCAAAATGATTCATTTCATTTTCCCATCTGTTTTTAACCATTGGATCATTCAAATACTTTTCTGCATCAATCATCTTACAAATTCCATATCCATCCTTTTCGTTTCCAACCATAAGAGCAACTTTCAACTTTCCATCATGAATCTTTGCCATAACAAACCAGAATGTTTTAATCTTCATAATATCCTCCTCAAAATGTTATAGTATATAATAACACATATTTTAAAAAACTTTCATACATATTTTTTTTAGAGTTTAGTGTTACACTATTTCAAGAGAGGATGAACATTATCATAAACAGCTTTAACAGAAGATTTTGTTATTACACCTATCGCTTGATTTTTCATTCCATATACATTTGTAAGTTTATCGAATCCTATTTTAGAATAATTATCTGCATGCGCTAAATGGTCAGGACCTTTTTTTCCAACGACTTCATATTCAACACTTGTCTTTTCATCTTCATATCTTTCAAATACTAAATTGGAATGATGCTTTATGAATTGTTCAACAATAGGATCTAATCTTGGAATACTCACTTGCCTTGCTTCATATTCTTGTACTAAATTTTTAAATGATGTTAATCTTGATACTGTAACTCTCCTATTTGATTCACTAAAGGTAGGGATTAATAACTTTACTTTCTTCCTTTGTTTATCTGTCTCATCTGTATCGTAAAAACACCCATAACATCGTGTAGGATATTTTCTTATTAAAAATGCATTCCTATCAACACCCAAACCATTAGCATCATTTATTATCATCTTGGCATTGAAAAAATCTATTATCTGTTGTGCCCTTCTAACATGATCAGTTTGAAATCCTTCGAATCCTTTTTCAACCAATGTTTTACTATCTATTCTCTCTATATAAATTACTTTTGATTTCTTTGGATCAGGTGGAAATCCATTTGCTCTTACCACTACCCAACTTATTGTTCCCCAATCTATTCCTACACTCACATTTCTTGCCATATGTAATTTTTCAAATCTATTTTGAAATGCTTTGTCTTGTGCTTGTTCAAATAAATCCCTTGAGATCTCAGCATCAGGACTCAAATATGCGAATCCCATTATCTCATTCCAAAACTGATGAACAAATTTAAATATATGAAATTTAGAAAGGATTTCTTTTCCTGTTTTCCAAGGAAGCATCATGTACGTAACTCTATATGAAGATCTATGTCCTGATAAATGTGGTTTTACTGCTATCCATCTTGAGTTCTTTACATAGTATCTTGACGTTTTGTCTAAATATTGTCCACAAAATTTACAACCAAGATATGCTTTATTTAATCGATCTAAATAATTAGGACTATCAATATCAACATTATCTAAATAAAAGAAATTAATTATATTATCAGGGAACTCCATGATCTGTTCTTTCTTACATTTAGGACAGGTTACATGCCATTCGTATTGAGTTCCTTGTTGAAATCTATAATCGATTCCTCCATTCGGAAACTTTGGTGTTGATATTCTTGTTTTCTTTGCCAACTTACTATGTGAAGTAGATTCAGAATAAATATCTTCAATTTGTGGATTCTGACTTTCATATTCATCAAATGTTATCTTATCTCTAGAAGGACCACGACCTTGATAATCAGTCCATGAACTATCAATGGTGTAAAAACTTCCATTCCCAAATTGTTTTGATGTTGTATTTACTGGTCCCTCTAATAAATTTCTTATCTTTGGTGACTTCTCCATTGCAGGACTTATTTTTTCCCTAGCCATTTTTTGTGCCATTCCGCCAGTAGGAAAAATATGACTAACATTTGTAAAGGGAACTGTAGAACATAAATAAATATTTTCATTTATTTCATTCTCAGTAAACTCACTCTGCCTACATTTAATTACAGTTTTATCTTTGGTAAGGTCATTGGTGTATTGGGTTAAATAAGGACGAGGAGCTAATAATAACTTCTTGTCCTTATCACCCAATTCCATTTCTATTTCAGCATTGTCATATCTGAAAGGTTGTCCATAAATGATTCTATTATTCTCTATCCACTCATGAAGATTTGTTCTTCCTCTGGTGAATTGATAATAATTTTCTAATTGTTGTGCTTCAACTTCAAAGATCTTTGCTGCCATTCTTGATTCAGCATCAGTAGGATCTTTTAATAAATCATTTATGTCTGCAAATGTTTTTGCTACTTCTATTTTGTTCAATTTTCTTTATCTACTACCGAAAATCCCTTTTTCTTATTTTCAAGCATCTCTTTTCTAGTTTTTTCTATTGATTCACTTGCTTTCTTCTCTTCCTCTTCAGTCTTTTTCTTATCCTGTTCCTCTTTTGTTTTCCTTCCTTTTATATATCCCTCTATTGCTTGAGTAGAAAGATTATCCAATGCTCTCGCCGAAGCGATTGTACCTTTCGCATCCTCAACATATTTAGCAAACAGATGATCCCATGCTTTTGTCATCCACACATCCATTGAGAAATGATCACCCATTTTTGTTTCCTCTAGCCATTTGAGGAATCCCTCGAACAGTGTTTTCTTAATGTCTTCTGCTTTCATTTTTACTCCTTTATATCATCTACAAGTTTATGAATTTCTTCATATAATTCATTAGGTGTCATATTTCTAAATCCAATCCCTCTATCATCTATAAAAGCATGAAATATTGGTTTAGTCGATGTCATAGGAGGATTATGATCCGTTCTATTCACACTATCATATGGAACTTTATTTATTCTTAACCATTCTCGCATTGCTTCTGTAAATGGCCTTGTTGTCCATATAATAATTTTATATCCTTCATCTTTTAATTTTTCCATTATTTGTATTACACCATACTTTGGTTCACCAAATACATCAAACCCTTTCCATCCATCATAACTTGCTATCACTCCATCAAAATCAAATGCTATTACTTTTTTTCTCTTTTCCACAGTTTGCTCCTTATGGGAAGATGGGCAGGGAGGCAATCCTTAGAGAACCTCCCTACCCGATATAAAAAAGGGGGAAATAAATTTAATGGAAACAAATAAATAGAGGCTTTTAAAAAGGAGGACAGGTTCCCTTTCGGGCCGGTCCTGCCCTCCAAAATCTTAAGGGGGATATACATGGAACTAACCAATCTCATAATTAAATATATACCGAAAATCAAAAAAGTAAACAAATTATTTTTCCTCTATCTCTATCCGTATCGTCTTTTTATTAGATGGAATAAATATTGCCATCTGTCCCATGGCCTGTTGTACTGGATTCATATCTATACCGAATTCCTTTATAACGTATTCATCATCATTTATTTTATTCGCTATTCTCAAAAGGAATTCTATTGACTGCGCTTTATATTCCTGATACTGTTCTTCTGGTGATGTCATATTTTGTTTAATACTCCGCTCGCACAACTCGGACATTGAACTCCCTCCGCAACACTGGCTCCCTCTAATATAGTTCCGCAATTATTACATTTGTACTTTAGGCTAACTTCGTTATGTTCAATTTTCATTATATCTATATCAGATTTTTTCTTTCTATCTCTAATGAATTCCGTATATCCTTTTTTCTCTGCATCCATATGTTTCTCCGCTTGTTTTATTTGCTTCTCATCAACTATACCAGCTTTTAGAAAAGCATGTTGTAGATTATTCATTTTGCCTCTACCTCTCCTTCTAGTTTCTTATACAATTCTTCTATCGAATCTGTAAGTCTTCCTTGAAAAACAAAAT